GACCGACGGCGACGTATCAACTGCGACCGAGCTCGCGAACGAGATCCAGATTACTGCGGACGTCGCGATGCAGAAGTGGCGGCTGATGCGCTCGTGGAGGGAAAACAACGTTGTGGATGGCGTTCTGCTTGTCTCGCTCGACGCATTCCGCCCTCCTTACACCGCTTCGTCGTCGAGAAACGAGCCGTGCTCGATTGAAGAAACGCCCGCGCGCACCGCAAGCTTGATCCCTTCAGTTCCGTGAGCATGTGCTGCGACTTTCCGCTCGAGCTTGTGCGCCTCGTCGACCAATGCTTTCAACTCTTCAAACGAATACTGAGTCGCGATGGTTGAGTGTTAGGCTTTAAATTTGATTGTTTTAAGAAATCGTAGACACAATTGTCCGCAAATACTCTGGTTATAATTTTGATATGACGTGTGGTTGTATTCAATTTTTGATACATTTCCGAAATATTTCACCAATTCTTTAGGCGGTCGAAGATTTCCAAAACTGTCAAAATATACGACACGATCTCCCCTCTTTGCATACGCTACCCAATGAGTGCCGGGACCTTCGAAATTATCCAAATTGAGAATACCGTTTTCATTTCGTCGTATCCCGCTTATCGGTAAATTATTGCGCATGAAAACGCCTCTAAAGAAAGGTATACGCATACGTCTCGCCAATTCTTCCAACTGTAAGTTGGTTGTTGCACCTGTAGGCATTTTTAGCGTTTTTTTAAAGTTTTTTTTTCCTCTCGAGACACCTCGTCCGCGTTTGTACGGAGCGACATAAATTCCGCGACCTTCCATGGCGCGATTATGACGTTGCATTTCTTCGAGCTGACGTTGCGCTGCTTTGCTATCGTTTATGGCTTTCGCGACTCCCGCCGCTCCGCCAGCCAATGAACCGAGAACTCCCAACAATGGTAAAATCGGTAAGATACCACCACGCTTCGCTATTGGAAGTATTCGTTTCTTTGTTTTCTTCTTTGCTGATTTTTGCGTTTTCAAACCCATGCCAAATTTCGTCTTTGCTTTCATGGCTGTCCAAACAGCTGTAGCTGCAGCTCTTTCACCAAAAGTTGAATCTCTCGCGGTGATTCGTTTTCGCGCTTCCGCAGCGAGTATATTATCGGCAACGTGTCGTTCTCTGAGATCGTTGCTCCGCGAATAAGCAATGTCGTGCTCGCGACACGCAGCGTCCAATGGATTGATGCCACGATCACCTCTAGCCAATCGTTTCTCCAAGTGTGTTCCCGGTCCGCAAAATTGATAGCCAGGAATATGTAATTCGATAGGAAGTGCGTTTATCGCGCGATTCAACAGACCTCTACCGCTTACAGTTCTGGATGACATACGTAACAGTCTTTTATCATCGGCGCGGGGCCGTCAATGTGGTCTCGTGACGACGGTCGATTATAATGCTCGAAACACCGACGGTATTGCCGAACCTCCGAATCGACCTTTATATGCTCGGGAAGCTTGTCCCACAAGCGGTCCACGTATCGTCCAAAATTTCGCAGTAAAACAATCTTTGGAATGTACTGCAACTGCTCTTTTGTAAGCTCGAGAATATCGCAGTTATCCGTCAGTTGAAGAAACATTTTCGATACTGAGCGGTTTCGATCGGCGCGTCACTATAAATAGGGCTCCGCGACTCGAAAAATTCATATTCGCGAAAACATGCGGTTCGTACGTCAAGCAACGCCCATCCGAGTTACAAATTTCGACGACAGATTAATGTCCGAGAAAAAAGTGCGCAAGCATGGAAACATGCTACCGATTACTATACGCGGTATCGTATGCGGTCCCTCAAATTGCGGCAAGACTAACGTATTGATTAGTTTGATCGAAAGCCCGCACGGTGTACGTTTCGAAAACTTGTACGTATACTCGAAATCGCTTCAACAACCGAAATATGAATATTTGGAAAATTTATTGGCACCGATAGACGAAATTGGCTACTTTACGTTCTCTAATAACAGCGATGTCATTTCACCGAGCGAGGCGCTTCCGAATTCCATCTTTATCTTTGATGACGTGGCATGCGACAAGCAAGATGCGATAAGAGAGTACTTTGCAATGGGCCGTCACGCGAGCGTCGACTGTTTCTATCTTTGTCAAACATACGCCAAGATACCTAAACATCTTATACGCGACAATGCTAATTTACTGATTTTATTTAAACAAGATGGTACAAACTTGAAACACGTATACAAGGATCATGTAAATACCGATATGTCTTACGATGATTTTTGCACATTGTGTCAAAAATGTTGGCAACGCAAGTACGGATTCGTAGTGATCGACAAAGACAGTTCGATGACTAATGGACGATACAGAAGAGGATTTAACGACTTTGCGTTACAGTGAAGCTGTTAGTTGCTGTTGACGTATCAATCGAACAACAACATGTCGAGCGAGACGCGTGAAGCGAAATCGCTAAATGCGATCTTGCCTAGTGCAGCATCGCAAGGAGCGATCCCGCGTGAAGCGGCATCGCGCGAGGCGGCATCGCGTGAAGCGATCGTCAAAGAAATTGCCAAAACAAGCGAATCCATCCGTCAAAAATATCACGCCTTGAAAACAGGTAAAATGGAGGAAGACGTCGAATTGGAGAGACACTTTAAACCAATTACAGAACCTTTGAAACAACTTGTCGAAAATACCGTTGGTGTGGAATCTAATATCGAACCATTGAGTATTGTCAAAAATGAAACATTTTTACCAAAAAAGGAAATATTTAAAAAAAGACAATCGAGCAAAATGGATTCGTTGGTAACTTCAACTCCGAAGAAGAAAAAATTAAGAAATGAATCATTCGAACTGCTTCAAACATCATCGGCTACTCCGAAGCGAAAAAAATTGAAAAATGAATCATGCGAACTGCCTCAAACATCATCGGTTGAACCGCGTCGATTATTGTTTGAACAACCGTTGGAGGAAGTGTATGAATCCTCCACCCTCGAACCCTCATTTACAACGGTAGTTCGCAATCAATTACAAACGCCCGAAGGTCTGCGTTTATTGCAACAACATTTGGGCCCACTTGGACAAAAATATATAACTGCTGCTTTTAAAGGAAAAGATAATGATATCGCATACGGCGTTAAATTTACAAATGAAAATGAGATGAAACTCGGTGATAAAAAGTTTGAAATAGAGGAAAATGACACTATAATTATAGATGGTATAAGATACGCGGGAACGTCTGGTCTATACGAATTGATATTTAAGAAAGAGCCCAAGGAGGGTGCTTATACTGAAGCAGATTTACTAAAATACAAAAGTATATTATTGTATACGAATGCTCATAAACGTGATGTAAACAATGTGGATAGTCCAATAAAGGGTAATAGGGGAAAAAAATATAAAAATATAATCGCACCATTAGTCGGCGCACCATTAGTCAGCAACAAAATATTGGGCAAAGGTTTACCGCTCACAATGATGTTGACTGATAATAAAATCGATTACGTGCATTGGAACGACCCGAATGAATTGGTAGATCGATTACGATTGCTAGAATCCTCACGTCAAGCTGGCAACAATGCTCACGACAACGAGATCTTGTCGATTATCGAGGAATTGCGCGAAGCTGGAATTATTATAAATTAAACCGTACGCCGACGATAAGTGTCATTATATCATAAATATTCGTATCGCAATGTCGATCAATAAATTTGGATTACCGCTCGAAAAGGTAGCTAATTCTACATACTATTACCAGTGGAATGGATTACTAAGAAATTACGTGCGAGATAACGCTCTGTGTCTGACCGCGGCAGACTTTGACGCAAGGTCGCGCAAGATACGACGCGTGGCGCAACCGGAATCTGATACCGATGCCGTCAACAAACGGTACGTGGAAACGAGCGTTAACCTTTTGAGAGATTGACAGGAAGAATACGAGAAGAAATTAACCGCGCTCGAAATAAATATGCAAACGCTACGAATAGCGATTGAAGAGCTGCGGAAAATACTTGAAAAACTGTTTGTACAGACAAAAGATACATAAAAACTGTAAGCGACATTATCATATTATTATCGAATTATACCTCGATCAAGCATGTCGGAAAAACGAAAACTCGCGGAGGAATTGCACGCTCCTGCGAGAAAAAATTTTCCTCGAAGACGCGTCATTGTACGCGGATACGACGATCTGTGGCAAGCAGACTTGGTCGAGATGCGTCCTTACTCACGTTTCAACAGAGGCTACAATTACATTCTTACAGTCATCGATGTGTTGAGCAAGTATGCGTGGGCCGTGCCGCTCAAGACTAAGAGTGGAGACGAGATGAGCAAAATTATCGCAAAGATAATTCGAGACGATAAAAGATGTCCGAAAAATTTTCAAACCGACAAAGGAAAGGAATTTTACAATGAAAATGTACAGAAACTCTTGAAGAAACACAACATTAATCATTATTCTACGTATTCTGTTATGAAAGCCTCGGTCGTGGAACGATTCAATCGTACTCTAAAGAACAATATGTGGAAAATGTTTACGCTCAATGGAAATTATAAATGGATCGACATGCTATCTCAACTCGTTGCAGAGTATAATGCTCGAAAACATCGCACTATCGGTATGAAACCTATCGATGTTACCCCCGCGATCGCCGATAAACTTTTAAATACTGTATACGGCAACGTAAAGATTGCGGCACCGGCGAGATTTAAAGTGGGCGAATCGGTACGTGTGAGTAAATTCAAGACCATCTTTGAAAAAGGTTATACGCCAAACTGGACTACCGAGATCTTTAAAATTACCAAAGTGCAAAAAACTAATCCCGTGACTTATATACTCGAAGATTCGCGCGGAAACGCCATCGCCGGAGGATTCTACGAATACGAATTACACGGCGTTGCTAATCCCGACGTATTTCTCATGGAAAAGGTTTTGCGCAAAAAGGGCAATCAGGTTTATGTGAA